TGTCACCTGCCTCCAAATATCGTCGATGGTTTTTTCGAATACAGGTCTCATAGCCGGATTTATGTAATCGATTCCTGGAACATAACCTCCAGTTCCAGTACCGTGGCCATACTGAATGAAAACGGCAATGTTACATCCGTCTTCAATGTGTGTGTTCCACCAACTTATGGCATAAACACCTTTTGTGTGACCGATTTGATAACCCCAAGAGTCGGCAGTTCTTCCGGTATCTATAGGTGTTGCAGCCGAAAGAGCGTGATTACCCATATATCCATATGGATCAAGATTTTTGAAAGGCCCACCCTTTTCCATGTATTTAAGAAAAGCAGTAGTATCTTTGAAGTTCCCAGAAGATTTAGCCTTGATCATGAGATACCTTCTATGCGGCATCCAAACGAGCTTGAAGCTCATTTACTTTGAGTGTGAGTTCTTTAACAGAGGCTACCAACAATGGAATCAATTGTTTTGTGTCTAACTGCTGAAGAACCGGTTCGCCAAGAGAATCAACTGCATCTTTTTCTCCAGTAACTGCTTCGGGAACTACTTCAGCTACTTCATGAGCGACAAATGTATCAACCTCTTGTTTAGCTACGTCGTTGTGGTAAACAGCTCTTACTGGATTCAAAAGAACGATCTTCTCCAACGCATTTGTGATCGGACCTTTCACATCCTTAATTCTGTGATCCGATGAATTATTAAACGCAATTCCAGTGGCAGTGCGAGTGATTGAACCAACTAAAGCATCAGTGGCTTCAAATCTGACATACGCTTGTCCTGTTACAGATGCTACGCCACGTCTATTCAAATATACACTAGGTCCGGCATCCGTTTGTGACGTCAACCTAAGACTCTTCCAAACATCTCGCCACCACAATCCAGGAACATCGTCCTCAAGATCTTCTTTACCTAGTACGAAATGTCCCCCGGGGATAAATGAACCCGCATAAGTATTATCTGGATAGAAATCAAGACTATACTTCGCCTGGAGACGAGTATCACCGTCTTGAGATTGAAGAAGAGTATCCCCAGTAGTCCCGGTTGCTCTCAACCCCCAACCAGCATCTTTACCAATATAACTAAACACCGTTCCACTTGGAACACTCTGTCGGAAATAAATTAGACAGTCTGGATTCCCATTCAATGTCAAAAGTTCTTGCGTGCTACCCACACGAAGACGCATTTGCTCTTTTCCATTTGTATAAAACGTCATCGGGTTGTCGGTCTCAGCACAAACCTTGAATTCATCGTTCTGACCTTGAATATAACCGTTACGAACGCCACCGTTATAGAAAGTAAGAAACGGCGCTGTTGCGTGAATCATTCTAAGGCATTCAGAAGAACCAGTACCAGTTCTTGTAATCTGAAGCAACCCATCTTTAACGACATCACCAGTAATGTTCAAATATCGAACGTCTGCTTGCGCTTGAGTCAATGGACCCGGAATACCTTGAATACCTTGCGGACCACGAACATTACCAGCATCGATATTAGTTCCACCTCTTGTGACTAGAATAAGGTTGTTACCAACAACATTTCCGTCAACGATAGTGTTATTATTAATTGTGTCCATGAATTCGGCCGTGTACCCAGTTACGGTAGCCATATGTCGTCCTCGTTTCTTTCACTACTCGTAATTTCGTAAGTGTGAGAATCCAAATATGTCGCAGTGTCATATGTAATTTGGAAAATATCATCGTCGATCATTGTAATCACACCTTCGTCCTCTGTCGAGGCAGACCATCTACCATTACCGTAATCAGTAACCATAAATCGATCCCAATTTCTGATAAATTGAGAAAGAGATTTCAACGAAGGAAGAGTTGGATCTTCTTCGTCAGTTCCATAAATAATGTCTTCAACATCTCTTAAAATAAATGGATTGAGCTTTCGACTATCCAAAATAACATGTGCCGTTGGACGAAAACGATCAAGTTCTTCTGGAATTGCACTGATAGTCCATTCAAATTCTAATGGTTCCGAATCTCCCGAAATAGTTTGATAACTAATTTCAGATGGATTCGCAGTCAAATTGTACAAAAGATGAATTTTATACCCACGATTGAACCCAACCACATCGTCAGCAATTTCAGTTCTATAACTCAAACCGAATCGGTATCTTGGCTGATCGGCGATATAAAAACCGGCTCGATCTTCCAAATACCCTTCATATGGGAGAAATTCTTCCGGATAAGTAAAAGCTTTCAAAGAAGCTGAGAAATCTCCGTTGGTTACGACATCGTCGAATTTCAATCCATCGAAATAAACGGGTTCAACCGTAGTAGATGTATTTTCATCTACAGAAGTTATACCATTCCAAGCTGTTCCTTTTCCATCTTGATCATAAAAAACACCATTGGACACGCCGGATTCATAAAAACGTTCACCAACTTGATCCCAAACAAGTCTGGCCACTTAACCTCCAATCAACCTTTGGTGTTGTATTGTGATCTTCGTCTTTCGTTCAATTCACGATTTCTTCTTGCGATCTCATTCTTAGACATCTTCTTTGCAGGAGAATTCTTGATGTTGCATATACGAATTAATGCGAAAAGTCTATTGAGATGCCAATGTTCACATTCGAATGGAACGTTGAAAGCAACCATCCAATAATAAATCAACTCTGAGGTAATCGTTTCTCCTCGACCTCTATGCTCAGGCATCTCCCCAAAAGTAGTTGCAGATTCTTTGGATTCAATGTAAGCGTTGATTTGATCAAGATTTTCCTGTTCAAATCTATCGAAAATGTTCTGAGGATAAATTGGGTTGAGAATCATTGCCTCTATGTACCCAAGAATTTCTCTCGAAGTTTTCTGTGTTGGGCTGAGAAACGGTTTTTGGTATTTCGACTCCCATTTTGACAGCGAGACTAGAGAATGCTCTAACTCCAATTCAAAGGCATCAGCAGTTTGAAACTTTGACGTCTCTTCAACGAAGTATTCCTTTTCAGGGATGATAATCCTAAGCATTCTCTAATCTCCTATCATAAATCAGGGTCCTGCTGAAAAGAGGGCAATAACGTCGTCCGGCATTGGAAGGGTTGCCGTCAAAGTATTGCCATACAGTTGATCTTCTAGATCAGAAAGTGCTGCAGGATCAACGGTGGTTGAGTCGACGACAATAAGGGAGGTGGGCTTGTACCCTGTCACCGGGACAGGAGTGGTAGAAAGCTCCCAGCTGAAGGTGATTGCCTCGGGGGAGTCGTTAATGGTGTTGTATGCCTTTTCAGAGGGGCTGGCAATGCAACCGTAAACAAGGTGGAGCTTGTATCCATGCTCGTCTCCGGCGACATCGTTGCCTACCCTGGTACGATATGAGAGTCCGAACATCTTTCGGGGCTGCTGGCCAACGACGACTCCTGGGGCAGGGACGACGAGGCCATCGAACTCGGCGAACTCATCCGGATAGGTGAACGCCTCGAGGGTGGCTCCGAATTCTTCTGCCGAAATGAGGTTCAGATACTTGATGTTGTCTGCGTATTGGGCATTGGCTTCTGCTCCGGAAGGAGTTTCTGAAACGCTTGTGAGACCATTCCAAGCTACACCGGAAGTGTAAACTCCAGCCTCATCTGGCATGTAGAGAACTCCGTGATCTACACCGGTCTCATACAGTCGTTCACCAACTTGATCCCAAACAAGTGCGGGCATTGTGTTTTCTCCTTAAAAGAAAAGCTTGTAAACATCATGGTTGAGGTTATCAGCCGTGAAAAATCGTTCATAAACACACAGTGGAAGCTCGGCAACTTTTGCCGGTATCTCACTGTCTGGATTTCGGTCAATGACCGTCACCTGATAACGTCTTCTTGTTTTATATGGTCTATCATCTGCAAAGTTAGATAATTCATAATCTCTATTGTAAACAATACAAGGATAAACCAACTGTACAGAAGGCGGTGGTTGAAAATATACGTGATCAGTCCCAAGAATATTGGTCAAAAGAGATTGTAATTCAAGGCGTTGGCCCATTATAAACACTCCCGAGACTAAGAATGAGACGAGGGCTCTTCACTTCTACATTTGTTACAGTCCAAAGAACCCCCTCCCATTGCACGTACTTGATCTTGAAGAAATGTTTGATGGCATACTCATCGGCTATGATGCTAATTGAATTACCCACGGAAATATCGTCGTTGAGACCTTCTCCGGGCTCCAGTTTTCTGGTATTTCGAATCACATCACCTAGATATAAAACTTCGCTGATGCCATCTACCCAAACACCCGAATTTGCTGGAGTTTCTAGAGAATCGGCATAACCAACTGCGCCAAAGAATCTTGCCATCTCAACCCCTTACATATCAGGATTCGTTGGTGAATGTCCAGCTATCGCCTTCGCTGGTTGCGAAATAGAATCCCGACTTCGGAGTGGCCGTGATGGTCCGTGTTTCTCCGGCGGGAACTGCTTGCGGAGTAGTCACAATGCTTCCGGTGGAATCACCAGCACGATAATCAACGCCAGTCGTAGTTGGAATGGTGATCGAGCTGCCATTGAAACTCGGCTTGACCGGAGTAGCAAGAACGTTCGTACCAGTAGTCTTCTTGATGACCAAAGCTGACTTCAGTTTGACCAACGCACCTGAACAACGAGTCTCAATGAGATACTTGTATTGGTTGTAGTCAATGTCAAAATCGTCGAACAACGCAACAGAGCCACCCTTGTCTGCACCCATCACGTAATCGCTCAAATTGACGATGATCGCAACGATATCAGTAGCTTCTTCCATGACTTCAACCGGAACGATTTCCGAAACACGAAGTTCGTTGGCAAGTTCGTCGAGAGTCTTATAGATTCGACGTCCAACGCCATCCTTGAGAAGCATGAACTTGGCAATGTACGACTCGGTGGTGTACATCGACGGAAGCCCGGTGCCTCTGTATAAATGGCGGTTCATGACAACGGCATCAACAATTTCCATAACAGAAGAACTCGCGTCATCAATGTTAACGGTGATCACTGGAGCATAAAGCTCATGATCTTTGGCAATGGGACGAATGTTCTGTTCGTTGATCTTGTCTTCGCTAGCCACATCACGACCATCACCGATAAGGACCGACCGAGCGAGTTCCTCATCAAGCAAAAGACGCATCTCACCCTTGAGCCACGCAACAACGTCGAAGTCTGTGATGTCGATCATGTCTTCACGATCCAACTTCTGCTTCTTGTATACAGTTGTCGGAATCGTCACACGCTTTGCAACACCGAAGAACTCTTCCTTCTTCATGTTGCCTTTGATGTAACCCTTTGCCCTGGCTTCTTCTGCAGTGAGGTCAGCAGAAAGAGTCTTGATCCGACTGAACGGGCTCTTCCTAGTTCCTGAAAGGACCTTGTTGACCCACTCCATCCTCCGGGCATAAAACTCGGGAACGCTAGTGATCGCTTTGGCCTCTGGGAACAAAGTATCAATGTCATTGATGCCGTGAGAAAGCGCATATGCCTCGACAGCGTCCTTGAGAGAACCCATCTTCGTCGCATCTGCAACGATACCCTCAATGTCTGAATGAGAGAGGGTGTGAAAAGTTGGCATTTCGGGCTTGGTGTCTTCCTTCTCAAAGACGTTGCGGGTCATCGTGGCACCTTCCTGATCAGTGAATGTGGATTTGTCATCAGATTCAACAACATCTACATTATCTTGTTTCATGCTCTCTGCGGAAGCTTCAAGCGCTTGCCCGAGCATATAGTGAAGTACTTGCTTTTGCTTATCAGACATAGAATCATAAACATCTTGGATCGTTTCATCATCTTGATTATTTGTAGTATCTGCAGTATCCGCAACGTCAGCATGTTCAACAACCTCAGGCTCATAAAGCACAAGCTCTTGACTTGAGTGTTCTAGTTCAATGCCGGTATAGATGATTGCTTCATCATCGAGAGTGATTTGATCACCATCTGAGTGACGAATCGTGACATTCTCAATAAGAGCACCTGGATTTGCCCCAGAAAGAACAAGGCTCACTTCTCGAATTGCTCCGTGAAGAACTCGGCCTGCCCTTTCGATAAGCTCGTTTGCCCAGATTGAGAGCATGTTAATGTCACCATGCTCAATAAGACTGTGTGCATGAGTAGCTTTGTTCGTCTTATTAAAATATCCATATGCATATACGCCATCCTCTCGATTTTCGAGAATGGTGTGGCCAAGCACGTTTTCTGGATCTGAATGGCCATGCTGCCAAACAAGAGGAACCTTCATTTTGTCCTGATGCTTGAAAGCATCCGGCATGATGGTACGACCGTCGGAGCACTTGAGTCCAGCTTTGGTTGCATAACCGCTGAAATCGGCTTCCATTTGCTAATTCCTTTCGGTCAATCCTTAGAGGAGAGTAATTTTACCTAGGCAGCGAAGAAACAGTCTTCTTAGCGTTCTTTTTCAGAAGTTCTTCTCTAGCTTTCTTGATTTCTTCTTGAACGTTTTCAATCTTTTGTTGAACTTCTTTTAGCTTTTGACTAGGACGCTGTTTGGCTTCCTTGTCTCTACGCTCTTTTTCTTTCTTGGCTGCTTCTTTCTTTTGAGCTGCCGTTAGTTCTTTCCTATCCTCTTTCTTTGCCTTATCCTCCTCGGGTTTCTGTTCCTTCGTGCCGGTTTGATCTTTAATGCCTTTTAGAACTGCTCTCAATCGATCTAATTTTGCATTCAAAGCATCGACTTGAGCTTGAATCTTTTTACGACGAGCCTGAATTTCTTCACGATTACCACCAAAACCGTTAATAGGTTTTTGAACAGCGGTTTTCAATTTCCCAACAACAGGCCTAATACCAGCAGTTTTTCTTCCTTTTAATTCACGAGTTCTCAGATAATATTCTCGTCTTTTTGCAGCATCATATGGCTGTGCCGCATGTTTCAAGATGAATTCTTCTGGGGTAATCATTAAGTTGCCCCGAATTCATCGAGAAGTGAAGTCAACTCATTATCAAGATTTGCCAGTGCATCTTCTGCGGTAGTATCCACCTCAGTTGTATCGGGTGGAGCTAGTTCTGGCGGATTGGGTTGAGGCATATTGCTGTTCATGAGTTGATCGGCCTTCGGATCAGTAGCTGGCGGAATACCCATGTACTGTCTGATCTCGTTTGCCGTGAGAATTTCATTCCTTGTGAACTTATCAGCAATTTCAGCAATCTGAGCAACCGGAACAAGCCTGAATGGATCACGAAAATATGCAATTCGTTCATTGTTACGCTTTACCATAGAGCCAAGAAACGCTCTTTGCATGTTTTGTACAATTGTACTAATGATTGGTTCAATTGTACGATTGAAATAATTGATCATGGCTGCTTCATCAGCAGTTCCATTCATAACTTCTGGAGTAAGACCCAATTGAGTATACAAAAGATTGATCAAATACTCAACTTGCTTTAGAAGATTGTTCTCAGCAGGTCGGTTGAGCTGAGTAATCTTCTCAGTTCCGTCAGTGTACGCAATTCCGTACTGACTTCCCTTCAATTGAAACTCGATATCTTGACGTCTTTGTTCTGCTTGCTGTTTTCTGGCTTCAGATTTGATCACATAGGGCAGTTGAATGATCAAGTCAAGTTTGCCGGAACCAGATTGTTCATCAACGGTGTCCAGAAGATTTAACTTTCTGAGTAAACGTTGCAAAGTTGAGTTAGGTTCATTCATAACCGCATACAGTGGGTTTTCAATGATTGCTACATAACGTTTTTCCAGAATAATTTCTTCTCGTCTTCCTCTATTCTCGTTGTAAACACTTACACGAACATGCTTTGGATACCAAGTAACAATTTCTCCAACTCGCATCGAATAAATATCAAAAACTTCACTGGTTTTTGGGTCTACAGTTGTATCAACCGGAACAATCGCGGCGCAACCCTTGTCAAACAATGTCATTACAATATCTTGTTTAAAAGCTATAGGAGCCTGATCAATATTGGTCTCAAACGTAAGACAATCGTTCAAAGCACTCTTCATGTCATCCAAATATCGACCTTGATCGTCTAATTTAATGTGTCTGATGTCAAGACCAGCAACATCCATGCTAATTGTCGTGTAAACAGAAGAAATAATCGTTCTCTCGTTAGCAAATAACCGTCTTTGACGAGAAGGTGAAGATGGACCATAAGAAATGGACGTACCAAGCGCATAATCGGTCAAATCGGTTGAAGAAGTTCGAAAAGCGTTCCAAGCTTGTTTAATTCGATCCAAAACTGCCATGGTTCACCTTCCTTTCATCGATAATCACTCGAACGCCTCCTTATGTGCTTTGTACGCAACGTATGCATCCATCATGGCTGAGACGTTGTCGATCTTTTCGTCTGCTCTTTTCTTCAAAAGTTTTCGGTTGCCATTAGTATCTTCCAAAGTAACAGCATTGCCCATGGCGAACGACATGAGTTCTTCATCGAAAATTAGTTTGCGTTCTTCTGCCAAAATTTTCAACTCACCAAGAGGAACCGACTCAGTCTTAGATCCTTGAATTACTTTCTCAATTCCGAAAGGACCATTCTCTGCTTCCCATCGAGCAACAAATTCTTTGGCATTGTACGGATCGAATCCAAAACATCTGACATC